CATTTATCAATCAATGATGACTACTCAAAAAGAAATCCAAAATATTACAATGATGAAAGTGCATGTAATAAATTTTTGGGTTTTCAAACATCTTCAAATGATGACAAGTCTATAACTACACCTAGATCAAAGTGGGAAAACGATTTCAAACTTTGGACAATCGGTAGTTCTTATTGTCATTCAAGAAATTATAAAGTTGATGAGAACACTTTAAATTTCTTTAAGATGTATGTTTCAAGTGCTGACAATGTAATTAAAGAACATCAACAAATGTTTAATTATGTTGAGGGCAAAATGAAAACTTTAAGATTAGGTTTAAAATCTTATAGAACATTTGACCAAGCAAAAAAACTAGCTGACAAAGTTGGAGTTGTTTTAAATGAAACAATGATGAATGAAAGTTCTAGTTTAGCTTTATCAATTTATAGTCCAGATAATTTGGCAAGTTTATTAGAAGATAAAGAGGTCTTAACTAGAGATCAAAAGATTGCTATTGCAAGACAACAAATGGCACAAAATAGTTTAAA